TCAACAAAAACTGGCCACCGAGTTAGAGTTTTTCCAGTATCGATTTTCCGATTCGTTTGGGGGTAACCCACCGTTATATTCGTGCGGTCTTAGTGCGCTGTAATATCCAACGATATAGTCCGTTATGGCGTGAGCTGCCTCGCTGAAGCTTACGTAACCCACCACCGGCATCCATTCGTTCTTCAGACTCCTGAAGAAGCGTTCCATTGGGCTGTTATCCCAGCAGTTTCCGCGCCGGCTCATACTCTGTCTGATCTGGTATCGCCACAATAACTGCCGGAACTGCCTGCTCGTATAATGACTGCCCTGATCGCTGTGGAACATCACCCCGCCGGGCTTACCACGGGTTTCCCATGCCATTTCCAGCGCTTTCATGGTGAGCCTGCTGTCCGGCGAGAACGACATGGCCCAGCCCACTGGTTTTATTGCGAACAGGTCGAGAACAACGGCGAGGTACGCCCAGCGCTTACCCGTCCAGATACAGGTCACATCACCGCACCACACCTGATTTGGCTCGGTCACGGCGAACTGCCTTTCAAGGTAGTTAGGGATAGCAACATGTTCATGACCACCACGTTTATACCGGTGAGTCGGCTGCTGACAGCTGACCAGCCCCAGCTCTTTCATGTGCCTGCCAGCAAGCCAGCGTCCCATCTGGTAGCCTCTCCGGGTTGCCATTGTGGCGATGCTTCTTGCTCCGGCCGAACCATGGCTGATGCCATGTAGCTCAAGTACCTGACTGCGTAATACAGCCCGTCTGCCGTCTGGTTTTTCAGGACGGTTTTTCCAGTATCTGTAGCTGCTGCGATGAACCCCGAACACTTGGCAGAGTGTGACCACAGGATAATGCGCTCTGAGTTTCCCGATTATCGAGAACTGTTCAGGGAGTCTGACATCAAGAGCGCGGTAGCCTTTTTTAATATTTCATTCTCCATTTCAATGCGTTGTAGCTTTTTCCTCAGCTTACGTATTTCGATTTGTTCTGGTGTTATCGGAGAGGCTTTTGGTGTTTTGCCCTGACGCTCATCACGCAGTTGTTTGACCCATCTTGTCATTGTGGAAAGGCCAACATCCATAGCTTTGGCGGCATCTGCCACCGTGTATTTCTGGTCAACAACCAGTTGAGCGGATTCGCGTTTAAACTCTGCGCTAAAATTTCTTTTTTTCATTGGAGCACCTGTGTTGTTCTGAGGTGAGCATATCACCTCTGTTCAGGTGGCCAAATTCAGTGTGCCACTTCACAATCAGTTGCGAGCGACGGTAGTGTGTTGTTAAACTGTTCATGCGTTAGTTTCTCCACAACCAGAAGCAATCGACGCCACGACGCCCGGAGCTGCACACTCGCGGGCGTCATTACTTTCTGAAATGCAAAAAATTTTGTAGACAAGTGCTGCATGCTCCTGCAGCTTCGAAATTGAGAGATACAGCTCGTCGTTAATTGCTGTCTTCTCATGCGGTTCCACTACACCGTCTTCGATTGCTGAACGAATCTGTTTTGAATAACTGCCGATCTGTTCAATGACTTCCAGCAGACGCTGGTTAATATCGGCGTTGTCCACATCCTCGATGTCAGGAAGAGACACAAAGACGCCATTTGCAGACTGCGCCACAGCATCAGCAATGAAGTGAGTGCCACCAGCACGCTGTAAAACCATTGCCCATCCCAGCGGGAAAATCTGATCGCCATCTGCACGAAGGCGGTTGAATAAAGCGTTTTCTGTTACATCGAGCCAGTCAGCCGCTTCAGCGTAACCACCCGGCAACTTTGCGATAGTTTTTCTGACAGCTTTCACGTACCACTCAGGCTGTTTTTCTATTTTCCAGTGATGCTTACCCACGATTAGCCTCATCGTTCTGTGGTTAAAAATTGAAAGTGTTCTGCTAATCTTTCGGATAGATATCCGGTCTTAAGTCAGATTTCGTAATTGCACCTGACGTGCATTGCTCAAGTTTTTTAGCCAGCACAAAACTGGCTTTTTTATAGCCATTGAAAACCAGCCGTAAGTAGCCTTGTGTTGAGCCAACTTTTCCGGCCAACTCACCCTGCTGTTCTTTGGTTAAAGAGTCCCAATACGCTTTCATACAATATGTACCTCCAGTGTACACATCACATGATTGAAATGAACCTTCAAGATACTTGTACCTTAGCGGTACAAGGGTTTTAATTTCGTTATGAAAACAATCCATGACATCCGGCGGTCTAACGCCAGAAAACTGAGAGATGGTGTTGGCGGGAATTCTTCCTTTGCCACTATGATTGATCGCGAGCCAACCCAGACCAGCAGGTTTATGGGAGATGGTGCTACTAAAAATATCGGTGACAGCATGGCACGACACATTGAAAAATGTTTCGACCTGCCTATCGGATGGCTCGATCAAGAACACCAGACAACGAACATCACAAAAAAACCTGATGTTTCAATCACTAACAAACAAATAACGTTAGTCCCTGTCATATCATGGGTACAGGCCGGAGCATGGAAAGAAGTTGGCTATTCTGAGGTTGATTTGAGCACAGCAGAAACTTATCCCTGCCCTGTACCCTGTGGCGAAATGACTTATATCTTGCGGGTGATTGGTGATTCAATGATTGATGAGTACCGTCCGGGAGACATGATTTTTGTTGATCCTGAAGTCCCTGCTTGCCACGGTGACGACGTTATTGCGTTGATGCACGATACAGGCGAAACCACCTTCAAGCGATTGATAGAAGATGGAACACAGCGTTATCTCAAAGCATTACACCCAAACTGGCCTGAGCCCTACATTAAGATTAACGGTAATTGCTCTATAATTGGCACTGTGATTTTCTCGGGAAAACCAAGAAGATACAAAATAAAGGCCTAATCAATATTTATGAACCTGCTTCGGCAGGTTTTTTTATACTTGACAATGTACCCCATGGACACACAATGTACCCCATGGACACACAATGTACCAAAACGAAACAACAAACAGGCAGGATGCCCACGAAGTAGCCGCCTGGGGCATATGAAGTCCAAGATGATTCGTTAGCAACAAAACGCCCATAGGACGCTTCGCTCTTTAACAATTTGAATATTTTCAGCGTCAATGATCTGTTTAGCTCCCTACAAGTAAATGTAGCGTAGCACCATGATAAATCCTGCTAGTGTTTAGTTAAAAATCGCGCGAGAGCAAGAACGACGTGAGGGCAGGCAATACTGATAGTGTTATTGCTATTAGTTTATCAAAAATATTTAGACGACCCAGATGAATATTTTTAATACATACTCCCCCTAATTTAACAGGAGTAAATGTTGATGAATAACGAGACATCTATACTCAACAATTGTATGATATGAACAATTATATAACATAATGTAGGAAAAATAAAAATGGATTGGCATGACCTTATATCAAAGGTAATTATCGGACTTGTTACAGGCTCAATCGCAGCTTACTTAACTGCGCGATATGCACTCGGCCGTTATTATAAAGAAAAATGGTGGGACAAAAGAATAGATTTGTATACGTAATTAGTTGACTGTGTTTATCTTCTAAAAAACACAGCTGACTATTGGTATAAACATGAGTTACATCACGCTTCACAATTCCCAACCTACTTTAGTTACAAATCAAAAGAAGAAAATGAAATCCTTAGCAAATCTTTCTCTAATGAGCTTGAAAAACTCAGTAGAATAGGTGAGCTATCTTCATTATTCTTAACAGAAGAGTGTGGGGATAAAATCCGTTCATTCATTGAAAATGAAGAAAATCTATTTATACAATGGGTGTTTGATAGTATAGAGTTGATAGATGCCCACAAGTCAAGACTTGATAAATTAAAAGTATTACTAGACGATATTATCTCTGAAGCAAAGAGAGAGCTTAAGGTCAATAAAAAACATAACAGCCTAAAGAATATAAAGTGGTCCATAACTATGCCAGACCAAAAAAATGATGAGCCAATTAATTATCACGACAATCATTAAAACACTTTAGAACCCGCTGGGCGGGTTCTATTCAAATATACTTTGCACATCACAAATAAAACTATAACGTCCTTCTTCTTTTCCTAATATCTTATATCTACTTATTTATAAGCGGCTTACAGATCTTCAACAGATAAACCTAATGAAGGCGACAATGTTCTGATGAATAGCCACCTTTTTACTCAACTGAAAGCGCGTTCTGTCCCTTGTCATTAAGTGCCAGTTCGTTAAGTCCAAAACCTCCGGAACGCGCTTTCAATTGAGTGGGGAAAATAACTGGCGATGGCAGCCGCCCGTTGCACTAAGTGCCTCTGGATGGGGCATTTACTGAAACGAAACCAAAACTTTTAATCGCCTTATGGCGAGGGATTCGTGCAACCAAAAATCGTGCGGTGCAGCGCACCAATTAAGGAGAACTAACGATGAGTTTTATCCAGACTCTTACCGGTAAGAAGTTCAATTATATCAACTCCACCATTGACGATATTTATATCGAGGATATCGCCGGTGCGCTTTCAAATATCTGCCGCTTCGCGGGACACTTGCCGGATTTTTACAGCGTGGCGCAGCATTCCGTTCTGTGCAGTCAACTTGTGGCGCCAGAGTTCGCCTTTGAAGCGTTAATGCATGATGCAACAGAAGCGTATTGTCAGGACATCCCCGCGCAACTGAAACGCCTTCTTCCTGACTATAAACGGATGGAAGAAAAAATAGACGCCGTAATCCGTGAGAAATACGGGTTACCCCCGGTTATGAGCACGCCCGTGAAATATGCCGATCTCATCATGCTGGCAACCGAACGCCGCGATCTCGGGCTTGATGATGGCTCTTTCTGGCCTCTACTAGAAGGTATCCCAGCAACAGAGATGTTCAAAGTTATTCCACTGTCGCCAGGCCATGCCTACGGGATGTTTATGGAACGTTTTAACGAATTATCGGAGTTACGCAAATGCGCATGAATGTTTTCGAAATGGAAGGGTTTCTTCGCGGGAAATGTGTACCGCGAGATCTGAAAGTGAATGAAACGGATGCTGAATACCTGGTGCGTAAATTCGATGCGCTTGAAGCTAAATGTGCGGCACTGGAAAACAAAGTAATACCAGTGTCAACTGAACTGCCACCAGCAAATGAAAGTGTTTTGTTATTCGATGCTAACGGAGAAGGCTGGCTAATTGGCTGGCGTTCTCTCTGGTACACCTGGGGACAAAAAGAAACCGGAGACTGGCAGTGGACATTTCAGGTCGGGGACCTTGAAAACGTCAATATCACTCACTGGGCAGTAATGCCAAAAGCACCGGAGGCTGGAGCATAATGACCACTTTTACCGACAAAGAACTGATTAAAGAAATTAAAGAGCGTATCAGCAGCCTTGACGTGCGAGACGATATTGAGCGCCGTGCTTATGAAATCGCACTCCTATTGAGGTGTACTGGCAATAGCGGACACTACCATTTGTTCTTTTTTTAAGCAGCCATCTGATGATATTTTTCCCTGAAGGCTGCCGGGGAGATATTCCCCAGACGAGAGTGACGACGCTGACGATTGTAGAAAATCTCAATGTATTCCCGTATTACTGAGATGGCTTCATCCCGGTTATTAAAACGATAGTGGCTCAGGCTCTCATTTTTCAGCGTTCCCCAGAAGCTTTCCATCGGAGCGTTGTCGTAACAGTGACCTTTACGCGACATTGATGTTTTCAGACCAGACTGCTCCTGTATGACCCGGTAATCGTATGCGCAGTACTGTGAACCTCGATCAGAGTGGTGGATTAGCCCGGCAGGTGGGCGCTGGCTCCTGAGCGCCATAAACAGGGCTTTACCTGTCAGCTCTTTTGTCATGCGCTCTCCCATGGCGTAGCCGACAATTTCGCACGTATAAACATCTTTGATGCCAGCGAGGTACAACCATCCCTCCTGTGTGGCAACATACGTCAGGTCCGCCACCCAGACCTGATTTGGTGCTGTAGGAGCGAACGTCTGGTTCAGCAGATTTGGCGCAACTGGCAGATTGTGGTTCGGGTTCGTAGTCGCTCTGAACTTGCGTTTCTGCTTACAGCGTAGCCTTAGCTCCTTACGAAGATGTGCCAGTCGGTCACGACCAACGATGATGCCATTCTCTGCCAGCTCCGTCTGGAGCCGCCGGGTTCCATATGTTTCGCGAGTGCGGATATGTGCCACCTTAATCTCCAGTTTTAGCCGCTCATCACTTTGTTTTCTGTCTGAGGGTTCATGCTGTACCCAGTTGTAATAACCGCTCCTGGATACACCAAATACCTGACACATCGCTTCAATGGGAAATTGTTGTCGCCATTGTTCGATTAACGCGTATTTTTCAGCGACTCCTGTGCAAAATACGCTGTTGCTTTTTTAATATATCTCGCTCAAGGCGAGCTTCATTTAACGCCTTACGCAGTTGCAGAATTTCAGATTCCAGTTCAGCCACCGTGCGGGAACCAGGAGTACCGAGCCCTTTTCTGGCGGCGGTAACCCATTGTCCTAAAGTGCCTTCAGGAAGGGATAATCGGGAAGCGCCTTCACTGATCGAAAGTTGATTTTCAAGAACCGTTCTGACAGCTTCGGCTTTGAACTCTTTAGAGTAACGTTGGTTTTTTCTGCTCATTATTAGCTCCTTCTGATGCCATTCTATTTCAGGAAGGAGTGTCCGTTAAACTCAGGCTACCTCATATCTCTGGAAGTAGAGCCAGATGAACGCGAATCCTATGAATTATTTATGGAAAAACATTTCGGTGGCTTAGTAGATAGTCGGAGAGCAAAAAACGGCGATAACGAATACATGGCATGGGATATGACTCTCGGTTGGATCGTCTGGCAACAACGAGCTGGCATTCATTTTTCAACAATATCACAGCAAGAGGTGAAATAATGGAACCATACAGCCTCACGCTAGATGAGGCCTGTCATTTTCTCAAGATATCCAGACCGACTGCCATTAACTGGATACGCACAGGGCGTCTGCAGGCAACACGCAAAGATCCCACTAAGAATAAATCTCCTTACCTCACAACACGACAAGCCTGCATTGCGGCGCTTCAGTCTCCGCTGCATACTGTCCAGGTGAGCGCGGGTGATGGCATAACAGAGGAAAGAAAATGTCACTCTTCCGCAGAGGTGAAATATGGTACGCCAGTTTCACATTGCCGAACGGTAAAAGATTTAAACAGTCTCTTGGAACAAAGGACAAAAGGCAGGCGACAGAACTCCATGACAAGCTAAAGGCTGAAGCATGGCGGGTCAGCAAACTTGGTGAAATTCCTGATATAACGTTCGAGGAAGCGTGTGTCAGGTGGCTTGAAGAGAAAGCACATAAAAAATCACTGGACGATGACAAAAGCCGGATCGGATTCTGGCTTCAACATTTCGCAGGAATGCAACTAAGAGACATTACTGAATCAAAAATTTATTCAGCAATGCAGAAAATGACGAACCGGCGTCATGAGGAAAACTGGAAACTCAGGGCAGAAGCATGCAGAAAAAAGGGAAACCTGTTCCAGAATACACGCCAAAACCAGCGTCCGTTGCAACGAAGGCTACGCATCTTTCATTTATAAAGGCCCTGCTAAGAGCCGCAGAGCGTGAATGGAAAATGCTGGATAAGGCACCAATTATTAAAGTGCCTCAACCAAAGAATAAACGGATCCGCTGGCTGGAGCCTCATGAAGCACAAAGGCTGATTGATGAATGTCCGGAGCCATTAAAGTCTGTTGTTGAATTTGCACTTGCAACAGGCTTAAGACGCTCGAACATCATCAACCTTGAATGGCAACAAATAGACATGCAGCGCCGGGTGGCATGGATAAACCCGGAAGAGAGTAAATCAAACCGCGCAATTGGCGTTGCGCTGAATGATACTGCATGTCGCGTATTGAAAAAACAAATCGGGAATCATCACCGTTGGGTATTTGTGTATAAGGAAAGCTGTACCAAACCAGACGGAACGAAAGCGCCAACAGTCAGGAAGATGCGGTATGACGCAAACACAGCCTGGAAAGCGGCGCTGAGACGAGCAGGTATTGATGATTTCAGATTTCACGACTTGAGACACACCTGGGCAAGTTGGCTGGTTCAAGCCGGAGTCCCGTTATCAGTGTTACAGGAAATGGGAGGCTGGGAGTCTATCGAAATGGTTCGTCGATATGCTCACCTCGCACCTAATCACCTTACCGAACACGCACGGCAAATAGACTCGATTCTGAACCCATCGGTCCCAAATTTGTCCCAGTCAAGAAATAAGGAACGTACTAATGATGTGTAACTTATTGATTTAAATGGTGCCGATAATAGGAGTCGAACCTACGACCTTCGCATTACGAATGCGCTGCTCTACCAACTGAGCTATATCGGCCCTGAAAGGACATGTTCACGAACGTGAATCACGGTGGACAAGGTTAAAACTAACCGGGCGATGCGTCAATGGCCTTGTGAATCAAATGGCTACTTTTGCATCACCCGGTTTTATTTACGCACGAATGGTGTAATCACCAATGCCGATCCACTTGTAAGTGGTCAGTGCTTCCAGCCCCATTGGGCCACGCGCGTGGAGTTTTTGTGTGCTTACCGCCACTTCCGCACCCAGACCAAACTGGCCGCCGTCGGTAAAACGCGTAGAGGCGTTAACGTAAACAGCGGACGAATCCACTTCGTTAACAAAACGCTGGGCGTTGCGCATATCGCAGGTCAGGATCGCATCGGAGTGTTGTGTGCCGTGTTCACGAATATGGGCGATGGCATCGTCAAGATCGCTGACGATTTTGACGTTCAAATCTAATGACAGAAACTCATCGTCATACTCTTCGGCTTTAACAGCAACCACCTTCGCAGGGCCTGCCTGCAACTGCGCCAGTGCAGCTGCATCTGCGTGTAATGTCACGCCGCTTTCCGCCATTTGTTTGCTTAATGCGGGCAGGAAGCTATCGGCGATGTTTTTATTCACCAGCAACGTTTCAACCGTATTACATGTGCTCGGACGCTGAGTTTTCGCGTTGACGATCACTTTTAATGCTTCAGCGATCTCTACACTTTCATCAACGTAAATATGGCATACGCCTATACCACCTGTGATCACCGGGATTGTCGACTGTTCACGGCACAGTTTATGCAAACCAGCGCCACCACGCGGGATCAGCATGTCGATGTATTTATCCATACGCAGCATTTCACTGACCAGCGCACGGTCAGGATTATCAATCGCCTGCACGGCACCCGCCGGTAAGCCGCAGGATTTCAGGGCGTCCTGAATCACCGCCACCGTTGCAGCGTTAGTGCGACACGTTTCTTTGCCACCGCGCAGGATCACCGCATTACCGGTTTTCAGGCACAGCGAAGCGACATCAACCGTCACGTTCGGGCGCGCTTCATAAATCACGCCAATAACTCCCAGCGGTACGCGACGACGCTCAAGACGCAGGCCGCTGTCCAGTACGCCGCCATCGATTACCTGCCCCACCGGATCGGCGAGGTTGCACACCTGACGTACATCGTCGGCAATGCCTTTCAGCCGTGCGGGCGTCAGTGCCAGACGGTCAAGCATCGCTTCGCTAAGGCCATTGGCTCGCGCGTCAGCAACATCCTGGGCGTTAGCGTTGAGGATGATTTCGCTTTGTGCTTCCAGTTCATCGGCGATTTTTTCCAGCACGCGATTTTTTTCGCGGCTGGAGAGTTGCGCTAATTTATACGAGGCTTGCTTCGCGGCAATGCCCATTTGTTCCAGCAT